TATCCCGATCGGGAACAATTGAAGTTGATGGCCTTGATGATATTTGCCCACTACCCACACATCCGCAAGGTGAGTGGGGCGCTTTTGTTTGTGGTCAAGAACGATATGGTGCGCCAAGACATGACCATCGACAAGGCCGAGTCCGAGTGGTGGAGCTATCGACAGCGCGTAGCTCGTATCGAGCAAGCACACGAGACAGGCGTGTGGAACCCCAAGCCAACCCCACTATGCGGTTGGTGTCCTGTAGTGAAGTGTCTACATAACCCCAAGCATTGAAAGGACGTACCGTGGCAACCCGCGACTACAAGAAGGAATACAAGCAAGACCTCAAGACCGGCAAGTCCGGCCCTGACTCAGACCAACACGAGCGCCAACGCGCACGGCGTGCGTACGATGCCAAAGGCGTTGACCGCGCAGGCAAGGACATCGACCACATCAAGCCGCTGCGCAAGGGCGGCAAGTCCACACCGGGCAATCTGCGGTTGCGAAGCAAGTCAGCCAATCAAGGCGACAACAAATAACTACATGAGAAGCAAATGGAAATCATCGACGACAGAGCACTGCTGCTAAAAACTCGCAACCCACACAAATACTCCATCATCCCAAAGCACAAGGTCGTCAGCGAAAGCAACGGCACGTACGAGGTGTTGGTGCACTGGGGCATTGAGGAGACGCAGGTACTGCGTAATCTAGGTGTTAAAGATGTGCCATCGCCCATCACACGGCGATACAACTGGCCCGGTAAATACAAGCCAATGGCGCACCAGATACAGACCTCGGACTTCCTGACGCTGCACCGCAAGGCGTTTGTGTTCAGCGAACCCGGCACAGGCAAGACGCTGAGCGCTTTGTGGGCCGCAGACTACCTGATGAGCATCAAACATGTTCGCCGTGTGTTGATTCTGTGCCCGCTGTCCATCATGCACAGCGCGTGGTTGGGTGACTTGAGCAACAGCATCATCCACAGGTCAGCGGTGGTGGCCCACCACACGCAGTCGTCGCGGCGCATCGAGATGGTGCAAGAGGACTACGAGTTTGTCATTGCCAACTATGACGGGCTGAACCTGATTGCCAATGAAATCATCAACGACGGACGCTTCGACTTGGTGATTGTGGATGAGGCCAACGCCTACAAGACCCCGACAACCAACCGCTGGAAGTCCCTCAGAGCCATTCTCAAGCCGGAGACTAGGTTGTGGATGATGACCGGCACACCGGCTTCGCAGTCACCTGTGGATGCGTACGGCCTTGCCAAGCTGGTCAACCCCGGCGGTGTGCCTAATTTTTATACAGCGTGGCGGGACAAGGTAATGCTAAAGGCCACCATGTTCAAGTGGGTTCCTAAGCCCGAGGCCAAGGCGCTGGTGCTGGAGGCGCTACAGCCCGCCATACGCTTCACAAAGGAGCAGTGCTTAGACCTACCTCCGGTGATGACGATGACGCGCACAGTGGCCCTGACACCGCAGCAAATCAAGTACTACAACGCGCTCAAAGACCAGCTCATGGTGCAGGCTGCGGGTGAGACCATCACGGCAGTCAACGCAGCAGCAGGTGTCAGCAAGCTGTTGCAAATCAGTTGCGGCGCTGTGTACACAGACGACAAAGACGTTGTGGAGTTCGATGCTACCCCGCGCCTGAACGAGCTGAACGCCATACTGGGGGAAACCGACCGCAAGGTGCTGGTGTTTGCCATGTTCCGCAGCAGCATTGACACCATCTACACACACCTGACCAAGCACACCATCAGCGCCGAGTGCATTCACGGTGGGGTTTCCCCTACCAAACGGGCTGATATTATCCGCCGCTTCCAGCATGAGCCCAGCCCACGCGTCCTTGTTATGCAGCCCCAAGCCACCGCCCACGGGATAACTTTGACCGCCGCTGACACCGTTGTGTTTTTTGGGCCGTTGATGAGCGTTGAGCAATATATCCAGTGTATTGCGCGGGCTGACCGCAAGGGGCAGAATGCGGAGAAGGTGTCGGTCTACCACATCGAGAGCAGCCCGATTGAGAAGAAGATGTTCAGTGCGTTGGTCTCAAAGGTGGACGACAACTTCCTTTTGACCGACATGTTTAAAACAGCAATAAGTAGTTAAGAAAGGAGATGCAAAGGTAGAAAAATCGTGTACACTTGTCAAACACTAGACACAACAACAGGAGAAGTAAATGAGTGAAGAGGCTATCCCGATAGATAAGCTGACGAAGATTTATCGCAAAATAAAAGCGCAAATCGACCAGCTTACACAAGAGTACGACACGCAAGTGGAAGTGCTCAAGGCATCGCAAGACGAGATTAAGTTTGCGATTAAAGACCAGATGAAAGCCCTTGGCGTTTCGTCTGTGAAAACCGAGTTTGGCACTGTCTCAATGGCCAACAAGACGCGGTACTCCACCCAAGACTGGGACTCGTTCAAGACGTTCATTGTCGAGCACGATGTCGTGGACTTGTTGGAGAAGCGTATTGCGCAGACGAACATGGCCAAATTTTTAGAAGACAACCCCGGTGTTGTTCCCCCCGGTCTCAACGCATTCAGCGATTTTGAGATTCGTATTACCAAACCACGTTAAGAGAGAACCATGAGCAACCTTGCTACATTCAACCCATCCAAAGTCCCCGCCTTTGCACGTAACAACGTGCTGTCGGATAACGCCCGCGCCTTGGCGGGTAGTGCCACTGTTGGCGGCGGCAAACGCGTCTCCATTCGTGGCGGTGTGTTTCGTCTGCTGAGCGAAGGCAAAGAAGTCGCCAGCATTGAAGAGCGCCACTTGGACGTCATCATCGTAAAGGCCGCACCGAAGGTGAGCCGCCAGTTCTATGCAGCCGCCTACAACCCCGATGCTGCTGCGGCCCCGCCGGACTGCACATCGTCCGATGGTGAGACCCCGGACAAGAACGCCAAAGCACCGCAAGCAACAAGCTGCGCTAACTGCCCACAGAACGTAGCTGGTTCGGGTAACGGCAACAGCCGTGCTTGCAAGTACCAGCACAAGCTGGCCGTGGTGTTGGAGAGCGACCCCGAGGGAGATGTGATGCAGCTCATCCTGCCCGCAGGCTCTATCTTCGGCAAGGCTGAAGGGGACAAGCGCCCACTGCAAGCGTATGCCCGCTACTTGGCTTCGCAGAACCCGCCCATCAACCCCGAGCAGATTGTGACCCGCATGAAGTTCGATACGAGCGAGGAGTCCCCCACGCTGGTGTTCCAGCCAGCCCGTTGGTTGACCGATGACGAGTACGAGGTCTCCCTGAACCAAGGCAAGACCCCTGATGCTGAGCGTGCGGTTGGCGGTCTTGCTGATAACACTGCGGCCCCCATCAAGCTGGCGGGTGCACCGCCTGCCAAGGTCAAGGCCGCAGTAGTCGAGGAAGACGAAGCCCCTGTACCCAAGGCGAAGGCCAAAGCCAAGCCCAAGGCTGAAGTGGTAGAGGACGATGACTCCGAACCGGAAGTGCGCAAGGCAGTACCCGCGCAGTCTGCTGTGCCGGTCAAGTCCAGCAAGCTGGCCAGCATCGTGTCTGACTGGGACGACGAGTAATTTTTAGGGGGAAAAGCGGATGCTGACGGAGCCTTGGGTAATGGTTTGCAAAGCCATCAGACGCAGCGAGTACCCCCACCTACAACTATGGCTTATTCACCAAAAATTAAAGAGCTTGTGGCTTCGTCCCCCAAGACGCCGGGTAACCAGCTTGGGCGGTGGGCAATCCACTTGAACTTCCCTGTTGCAAAGATTGCGTATGCGCTGGGCGTGACGCGTCAGACTGTCTACAACTGGTTCGAGGGTCGGGACATTTTCCCTGCCTATCAGAACCGTGTTGAATTCCTTTTATCAATTATGCGGTCGTCGAAAACGGCAGACCAAGCATGGAGAGAGATATGCAAAGAATACAACTTGAAGCCCTGAAACCCAGCATGCTGAGTGACGAAGAGTTTGCCAAATATGTCACGCTGTATACGCCTGAGCAGTTGCCTATGTCGTGGGTGGCTGAACTGGTTACGCGCTTCGTTGCGAAGCTGGAGAAAGAACCCGCAGATACGACCGAATAACCCAACCCAAGGATTTCTATGGACGCGCTTGCTTTCATGGCGGCAGTCCTGCCACCTCCGGGTAATGGGCGTTACTGCGTGGTAGAGCTGACAAACAAAAAAGAACACGTATTTGTAAAGGACATCGAAGACATAGGAGCAACCCTTGAGCGCTGGCGTAAACAGAACTGCGACATCTACTTTGCACTGGGCACGTTTGGCAGTGAGAACAAACGCGTTGCCGCCAATAGCCAAATGGTCAAGTGCATTGCGATTGACGTTGACTGCAACCATCCCCGTGACTTGCCGGATGAGCACGGCGTAATCACGACCAAGGCATACCCCGCTGCGCGAGTGGCGGCGCAGGCCATTCTGGACTTCTGTCAGGTGACAGGTCTGGCGGGGCTGGGTGAGCCGTGGATGGTTGCATCAGGCGGCGGGGTGCATGCGTACTGGCCCTTGACCGAGGCGGTCAGCATTGCCGATTGGAAGCCGGTGGCTGAAGCCTTCAAGCGCCTGTGTGTCCTGCACAAGCTGCACATTGACATGACGGTGACTGCGGATGCCTCAAGGGTGCTGCGGGTTCCCGATACAGTCAACAACGGGGTCAAGGGTAAGAAGCGTGTGCGTGAGCGCACCAACGTCAGGTTCATGCACGAGGGTAGCTTGTTTGCCATCGAGGACATCAGCGCCTTGGTACACAAGGGTCTGATTGGGACAAACCTAGAGGTCAAGGC